CACCAGCCATATCAGGGTACTTGTCAAGCAAGCCCTGATACTTCTGCTCGTCAGCCAAACCCTTGAGCGTAGTCGGTACACCGTTGTACTTGTCCTGCATGATGGACTGAGTGAACCCGTAAGCAGACGCACCGTACTTCTGGTAGAACAACTGCCTGGCCGTCTGCGGGTTAGCCGCAGCCATGTTCTGGTAAGCGTCCCTGAAGAACTGGTAAGGATCATTCACCTTCATGTTGATCGGAGTCAACAGGTGAAGAGGATCGCCAAGGATATCCTTGAGTGGTCCAGCTCCAGTAAACCCGCCAGCCAACCAGTTATTCAGGGCGGCCTCATGGGCCGCCTGCCTCTGAGCCTCAGCCATAGTCGGCTGAACCTTGGTGAGACCGTTCTCGTAGGCATAGTTGTTGCTGGCAAAGATCTGAAGAGCCATCTGAGCGGCAGTCTTCGGGTCCTGCGGTTCCATCTGGCGCTGAAGCTGTCCACCGAGGATGTCAAGGTTGGACTTCTTGATGCCGTTGGGCAGGATGCCGAGTGTCTGCATCGTGTCGCCGAGACTTGGATTGTCCTTGGCGACACTATTGGCAATCATTTGAACGAACGGACCCTCACCAGGGTTGTACCAGGGATCGTTACGGAACGGCAGCGGCAAGCTGCTGATCCGAGTACTCAGCGAAGGCTTGATGGTGTAGACCGTTCCATCGCCAGCCTTGAACTGTGCACCATTGACGCCGAGAGTCTTGGCAAGATAGTCCGGAAGGGTGAAGTTCAGGATGCGCTCGTCCGTAGGGACGAGCTTCTTCTTGCCGGGGTTCGCAGGGTCATCAGCGTAGCCCTCACCGTCAAGGGTGTTGCCGTCGAGGTCCGTCTCCATGCCGATACGAGTCGGGGCGTTGTACATCATGGCGAAACGCCCAAGCGTTTCGGGCCTGTCCATGGCGATGCGGGCCCATCGGCTGATCGGCTCCTGCATCGGACCGAAGAACGGCATGATGAATCGGCTCATGTAAGCGAGCTTCGTCTCATGGTCCATGTTGTACGTGAACCGCTTGACATCATCAATAGCCAGCGACCTTGACTGGGCTGAGATCCTGTCAAGCTGAGCCTGACTGAGGTGTGTAACGCCCTGATCGGCAAGAGCCTTGTAGGCGGAGTTCACATGGTTGCCGTACATCTCCGCAACCAAAGGGTTGCGGGATAGTACCTGAGTCGGGGCCTCCGACATGTACTTGTAGAAGCCGGTAAGACCACGATCGAGCAGGTTGTTCGCACTTCCCTTGCCCATCGCATAGTTCCGCTGACCAGCACCAGGAATGTCTGTCGGCTGGTGATCCCGTGGAACCTTGTTCATGAGCTGCTGGACCTTTGCGTCATCCTGTCCGGCCGCTACAGCGGCCCTGAGGTTGACACTGTGAGCATCAGTGGCTGGAAGCATCTTGTTTACATGGGCCTGGACGGACTCGGCAAGGTCGCTCTTGCGCATGTTGCCAACCTTCAACGAGTTGAAGTGGGCCCTACCCTCTGCTCCCTGCATCCACGTGATGGCCTCACCAGTGGACTTACCCTTGAGGAGCAACTTAGCCAGCGGGTCATGGGCGATCTCCATCTGAACGCCACGGTACCAAGCCTCATTGAAGCCTGAAGCACCACGACGGATGGAAGCCCAGTCTCCCCCGTCACTCCCCCGGATATGTCCGAGTAGGGCATTGGCCGCTGTTCCGACTCCAGTGTCGAATGCGTACCGAGAACCAGCATTCATGTTGAGAGCCACGGCCCCTTCAGGGCCGCTGGCAAATGCCTTCTGGACCTGACCATTCGGAAGGATGATCGGAGTGTCAACCATGCGGGAACGGGTCTGAAGCAGACTTGCATGAGTGAGCTTCAGATCCTCAAGGCCCTGCTTCTCCTTGACAAGCTGATTCTGGTAGTCGGCCAGAGCCTCCTTCTGCCTGGCAATGTATGTCGGGTGGACGTACTGCTTCGCAGCGACAGCATCGTGCTGCTTCTGAATGTCGTCAATCACCCAGTTGGATACATTGATGTTCTTCTCGGTCTGATAGAACTTCTGATCCCAGCCGAGCGGATCGTGCATCCATGAGTTGATCTTAGTAAGACCGAGTCCACCACCACTGATACCACGAAGAGCCATACTCGCAGCGCCGAAGCGCGCGATCTGACCCATGAAGTCATCAGACAGGGCACGGGCACCATAGCCGAGACGGAACAGGACGTTGGTCTTCCAAAGACTGTTCATCACATCAGTGACAGCACCGGACAGGCCAGCAGCCTGAGTAGCAAGCTTGCCGGGGGCAAAGGTCCTGGTGACATTCGTCATGGCATCAGCGTCGCTGAGTGCAGCATTGACCTTGAGGTTCCTGAATGCCCTGGCGTTGTACTTCAGGACCGTATTCATGAAGCCGTGGTCCATCATGATGTGACTGTTCTGAAGCTGAGAAGACAGGATCGGATGAGTCACTATCATGCTGCCGTCAGAACTTAGAGTTTGATCAGCGTAGTACGGCAGGCCAGCCTTGTCGGTGAGCTGAGCGGTTGAGTACATCCGATTGACTGCGCCAGCACGAGCAGCATTGAAGTGGTTGTACAGGGCACTGGCATTCTCAGAACTGATTCCGTACTTCGATGCCATGCGCTCAGTCATGTCAGCTTCGACCTGCTGAAGCACCTGACTGCGCTGCCCTGAGGCAGCGTTGATGTAGCTGGACACCATCCTCTGCCGCTCAGGTGCACTGAACAGCTTCGAGTTCTTGATCTGCGCGTCAACCTCAAGATGACTGCTCGGGTCTTCGACGTTGACCCAACCGTTGGGCCTCAGGTCACCCCACGCCTGCCCAGAGAACAGGCGAACAGGACGAACGAAGCCGTTATTGTAGGCGAGGTTGGCAGCGAACTTCGATGCGGTGACACCACGAAGTGCACGGTAGTCAACACCTTCGGCCCATGTGTTCAGCTTCGAGGTGAGCGGAGAGAGAACAGTGTTGTAGCGAACCCCACTGGCCCCCATACTGGGGGTGATCCCACCGCCGACATACTTGACATCACCAGTGGTGTCGTAGGCGTGAGAGCCTACGAGGCTGTCCATGAAGTTGACCTCTTGCTGGATCTTCTGCATGTGACCGTCGATCATATCCATTTGGAGCTTCTTCATGGCAGCGGCATTCGGGCTACTACCGACGATCTGCGAGTACAGCGTGTTCTTCTGCTGAGCAAACTCTTGAAGCTGAACACCAAGTTCGGCGTTGTACTTCGGAAGGGTGTCAGGAACTGTACGACCGGCGGCCTGAGCCACAGCACCGACATCAAGGCCGGAAGCCGCGCTGCGATTAGTCGCACTGACAGCACGCTCATTGTCGCCCATGGCGACACCAAGGATGTCATCAATGTCCTGACGGTTCCTGGCCTGACCAAGTGCCGACGCGAGTGCGCCACCACCACTCTGGGCGAAGCCCTGCTTCGCGGCCCAACCGGAGAAGCTAGGACCTTGCGACTTCCTGGCAGCCTCAAGATCGTTGCCAAGCTTGGTGAACGTAGAACCCTGAACACCTTCGCCAGCAAGGTTCTTCGCCATGCCAGCCGTGTCGAACCGTCGAGCATTCCACGTCGCCTGAGCGACGTTGATTCCCTCAGGGGAAACTCCGAGAGCCTTGCCGATGCCACCAATACCAGCACTGGTGAGTGCACCTGCGAAAGTCGGATTGGCGACCTTCTCGCCAGGCTTCAGGTATGCCGCGTCCTTGAGATCGGACAGGCCGGGAAGGCCGTACTTGCCAACCTTCAGTCCGCTACCGGCGAGAACGGTGGGGTCCGCGTACCAGGAGAAGGCAGCGTCAGTTCCACCGCTGATCCACTTCTGGGTGCCATGGTCGAAGAAGCTCTGAACCTGGTCGGGGTGATCCCACAGGATCGTACCGTCAGCCTTGTTGTAGCCCATGGACTTGTCCCATGCGCCCTGACTGTCAAAGAGAGTGCCAACACCCTTGTATGCCGCCTGACCGGGCGACACGTGGGCGGCGTCATTCCACGCCCTGTCCCATGTCTCCTTCTGGAACGGGCTCATCGAGAGCCCGAAGATTCCACCGCCACCATTCTGGGTGTCTTCTGCCTCAGCGATCTGAGGAACCATGATGGTGGCGCTCAGGGGGCGAGAGACATACTTCGAGTAGATGGAGTACATCTTCGAACCAGCCCACTCGAACGGCATCTGAAGTGGATTGACAGCCTCATGGGTCTGAGCGAAAGACTGCGCAGCCTGACGAGTGGGCATCGCAGGCGTTGAGATTCGAGCAGCGGCCTGAGCCTGCTGCTCGTTCGGAGATGCATTGGTGGGCAGACCCGGCATGCCAGTGCCAGCACTGGGAGAATTGAATGGCGTGCTCACGGGTCACTCTCCTACTGCTGGGGTCCGTACGGCTGCAACTGACTCTGAAGAAGAGCCGATGCGATCTGTGCCTTCTGGCTACTAGGAATGGGAATCTGTGACAGGTCATTGCTGAGCGCTGGTGCGCTCTTCGCTGTCATCGTGTAGGCGGATGCGAGTTCGTCAGCCCACTGAGATGGGTACAAGTAATCAGGCTGTCCCCGCAAGGCCTGCCCCCTTCACGTCTCGAACCATGTTCTGCAATGCCCAGCTCGCACCAGGCAGGCTGCTCATGTAGTTGAGAACGGGAAGATATCCCTGAAGCTTGGTCATGTCCTGGCTCGGCTGATTGGGAAGTCCGAGACTCGCCAATCCAGGTCCGGCACCAGAGTCGGCACCAGAGGTGACAGGCTCATTCGGGTTGTTACTCGGGGCTGACATGGGAATGACGGCAGCGGAGGGATTACCGCCCGCCTGAGCGGGCGGAGCCTGTCCGGAATCAGCGGCCATAGGGGCACCAGCCTGCTGGGCCTGGAATGCCTGCTGCTCACCGTAGTCTGCGTTGGGTAGATCCTGTGCCTTCTGAACGTCACCGAGATCGGTTCGCTGAGAGAACCTGCCAGGTCCTGATACTGGCTTACCTGCCACTGGTTATCTCCTTGAACTTGCGGTCGATTTCGTTTTGCATCTGATGCTGGATAGCCATGACAGAAGCAGCTCCGAAGACATCACTTACCTCATTGAAGAACCTGGATGTGAAGTTGAGACCGAGGCCAACGAACGACCACCTGTCATACCGCGCTGGACGGTAGGGGATTATGTACTCAACTTCGTCATCCATGCTGGTCCTTACTTGGCGAAGGTCCCGCCACCCATGGTGAGCGGGGTGTTCACCTGAATGGTGGAGTTCGGAGCGATGGCAGGCGAGGGAGAGTGAGCACGACTCGCACCAGTCTGAGAGGTGGACTCGATGCCGTCGAACTCGAACGGCTGAAGCATGTCACCCTTCTCGGACAGCCAGACTCCGATGGGGCCATGGTTCGGGAAGGTGCCGGACACGAGCTGCTGCTGGTCCTGGAACTGGCCATCAGGGCCAACTGGAGAACCGCTGGCAGTGTTACTGCCAGAACTGTTTTCGAAGGTCATTAGATGGTCTTCTTCCGTGTGGTAGTGGTCTTAGCTGCTGGCACCTGAATCACGGTGCCATCTGGGAGTGGAGTATCCTCTGTCGTATCTGGATGCTTGTCCTCATCGACAGACTCATCAGGCGAAAGCATCGTGCCCTCGGCCTCGAACTCACCGCACCGCGCACAGCGGTGCTTACCGATCTGATCTTCGAGATACTGGTGAAGCTCTCCGACATGACAGAACTTACAAATGCCACCGACGTACTTGGCTGTGTAACTGACGCTCATCCGGCAGGTCCCCTTCGGTTAATTGTGACTCCCATATTGGGATTGCCACTGGAGGACATTCCCGCGAGCAAACTCATCAGGTCTGCGCGGCCTCCGGGGCCGCGTCCTGCCTGTCCTGGTGCAACGCCCTGAGGCAGCCCTGACTGCTCTATCCCAGGCGGTAGGGCTCCAGGTCCACCCTGACCCTGCGCGGCCCCTGGTGGCCCCATAGAAGGCTGTCCTGGGGCTGCTGGTGCCTGCGGTGGCTGAGCCGGGGGAGTGAAGGCCTTAAGGATGGCCTCGTGGAGGGGTTCGCCCTTCTCCCTCAGCTTGATGATCTGAGCAGCTTCCTTCAGCATGGTCGTAGGGTCGCCTCCTTGAGAGGCGACGATACCAAGCTGTTGCATGTAGGCCATGAATCCCTGCTTCAGGGAGTCAGTCAGCTGCTCATTATCGATCTGGGTTTGCAGTTGCACGATGTCAATATCCATTGGCAACTGCCGCTGCACAAAGTCCCGTGAAACGAGTTGGTCGCCGCGCAGCTGAAGCAGCGCGACAATAGCACGTGCTGGGTCCTGTCCGGCAGCAAATCCGTAGGTGATGTCCACGGTGTGGACTCCACGGATATCCTTGCTCGGGATGTAGGACTCTTCGAACGGGGTTCCATTCACCATCCCCCGGATTGTCTTGCGCTCATTGGGCCACAGCTTCTCGTCCATTTCGAAGGCCATCTCAACGGCGATGCGCAGGGCCTCGGAGGCGACCTGCTGTCCCGTGGTGATGACCATGTTGAAGCTACCCATGAGGGCCTGGACGCCCTTGCCTGTGATGATGTTGGCATCGGTCGTACCAGAGCGCGCCTCGTTGTAACGAGTCGCCTTCATCAGTTCCTGCTCGTGGATCTGTTCCTGCTGGAACGCGTACTGCGGCATGTCCCGCATGATGTACTTGACCTTGTCAGGATTATCCGTCCTGATGATCGCGTCATCACCGAACTGCATGTGCTGCACATCGCGAGGAATGGCGAGCGGCGCACGTACGGCCTTCTCCGTGGCCTCAAGGCCAAGGAGAGCCATGCGGCCCTTGGCTAGCTGGACCCACACGGCATCGTCGTACGCACCACGAACCTCACGGTCGAATCCCGGGCGGGTTCCAATCGAGATGGTCACCTTGCCCATCGGGTTCGGCATATCCATGATGACGGTATTCGAGTGGCCAGGCAGGAACATCATGACCTGATCACCGTCAATGTACTTGGCGATCTCGATCTCACGCGACTCCCAAGAGGAGTCGCCAGATCCGTTGTTGCCCATCAGGTGCTTGCGGAGGAATGGATACTTGGCGACGAGGCTGATCGCCTCTTCGTACCAGACCTTCGTGTAGCTCTTGAGCCGACCGAACAGGTCGAACTCAGGATAGACGCCCATCGGATTCTCGACTCGGATGACTGGCATCTTCGCTTCGAAGTCGGGCTCTACACAGTAGACGCCCATGCCGTACGAGTTGTACGAGTCACACCATTCGACCTGCTTGCCAGAAGGCAAGCCGGAACGCTGTACCCAGTAGTGAGCCATCTTCGTTCGAAGGGCTGAGAACTTCTTGGCGGCGGCGGAGGTGATGATTCCGGAGGAGCAGTTGACTGAGGGCATAACGCCCATGGTCTCCGCGATGTCACGTGCGGTCGTGTCGATCAGGTTTGCCACAATGGGCTTGGGCCATGCATCAGGCATGGCACCTGGGATGATGGTATCCACATCGCCAGACCTGATATCACGAAGATCCTTGTTGCGCTGATCCCTGGCCCTAGCGGCAAACCTCAGCTTGGTGACCTTGTTGGCCACTTCACTAGAGCTGAGTGCCATGGGTCACCTTACTTCTTCGGGGTCACCAGGGCGGCAAGCTCGGTGAGCTGCTTGGCCAGGGCATCGACCTTGAGTGCCAGGGCGTCGACGCCCTCATGGGCGGCACGGGAGTGGCCGTAGGTGGAACCGACCGCGTTGCCGAACTGGAGCTTGCCATCCTTCAGGGCGACATCGGTCGGCCACTGCTTCTGCTCCCACGGAGCGATGTTGATCAGGTCGGTAGTCTTCACGTCTTCGTCCTCCTGGACGGGTGGGGTGGGGTCAGGATACTGCCCGAAATCGAAAGTCATTGAGTCGTCAATATCAGCGCCACCGTTAAGCACGGTGCCACCGACCTGGCGGATGTCAGCCTTGGGGTGCCAGATGCCATTGGACCAGGCGACGGTCTGCCAGAGGAACTGGTAGCCAGCATTGTCAGCACCGAGGATAATCTTGTATCCGCCGTAGATACCAACGAGCTGTCGATCCAGGACGCTAGCGACACCGGCGAAGTAGTCGGAGACCCTGGCCCACGTGGTGTCCTGATCTACGGCGAAGTAGATCGGGTGACTATCGGGAAGGCCCACGGCCTTCCGCTGGGCCACGGCCTTCTGAGCGTCACTGACGCCCTGTGCGCGGCCCTTGAGGGCCGCACCAGCACCAGACTCCCACACGGTCACCACAGCCAGCCCAGCGGCCGTATAGGCCTTGATCTCAGCCTCTGTGATGTCCTTGGTGGGGTCATTGCTGAAGTACCGGGCGACCCACTTGGCACCCGTTGCCTTGATGCCGTCCACATCTGGACGTGCCCAGGCGATGTCAATGCCCTTGGTCATCCTGGTCCCTCCCTCTCGCCTAGGTGGCTGTGCTTGATATTGGATCTCGTGATGTGCACGGCGCAGATGGCTGCGGCCGCAAGGTTCGGCCAGACCGGAACCCAGAAGTCAGTGAAGAGGAACCGGTGGACTAACTCCATCCGAGGTCACCTCTTGCCATCTGCGACTGAGCGTAGTAGTCAAGATCGACGGTCATAACCTTCTCCTTGTCGCGCAAGGACTGGTACTCGTTCTTGATGGTGAAGTCACCATGGCGTTCATCGACAAGTTCACGTGCGCGGATCTCCGCGAACCAGAGAGCCATGACAAGGTCCGTCTTGCCCTTGGTCTCAGGGAACCATGTGGTGAGCTGTTCGATGAGGGCCTTCATGCCCTCCGACCCTGAACGGGTCGGGAGATGAATCAGGTTGTCGTTCTTCTCGTGACCGTCGAACAGCATGGACATGCTGGCAACGCCGAAGTCGACATCCCACTTGTTCTTGCCAGTGAAGTGCTCCTTCAGCAGGCAGCCTCGCATACCGAGGAACTGCTTGATGTCACGGTTCTGGGTGACCATGAGGTTCATGGCGTTCTTCTCGATACGCCACTCGTTGATCCGATACTTGACTGTCAGCTCTTTGATCTTGTCGAAGATGTCATCCGGCTTGCAGTGGCTCTTCGTCCACGCGTCGACAACCCAGCGAACTCCGGTATACCTGTCGACTGCCATGACAATGGCCGCACTGTGTCCAGTCATGGCGGGGTCAAACCCGCCGATGATGTAACAGCCTTCCATACCATGCTGTCGGTGCCCTGGGGCACCACCTACGAGAGGGCCGGGCTGGCGCATCCCATCAACGCATCCCACCACCTTCGCAACCGGGAAAATCGCATCCTCTACCACCTGATCCTGCATGTAGACCATCGACCAGTTACGCGGACTCATCTTGCTGCGCTTCTTTGAAAGCGCAGGGCCATCCCACATGCCATACAGGCCGTCCTCATCCTGAGTGACGATCTTCCTGGCTGTCAGTGAGACTGGTGGCCGGTTGGTCTTGGGCCACAGTGTCACCCAGTCCTTAGGATCTTCCGCAAACTCCAGCACCGCTGGCTGGGTGAGGTAGGTCCAAGGGGCCTCATCATCATCGGCGTAGTGCTCAGGCTTCTGGATCTCACTGTAGAGATCAACAGGTTGCAGCCGAGTCCCTACTAGCAGAAGCTTGCCGCTGGGGATGGCGATACGAGACTGAATCTCATTCTGAATCCAGTCGATCTGCTTGTCATAGTCATGGGCGTTACCCATGTCTACGCAGTCATCCATGATGATGAGGTCAGCGCGAGATCCGTAGATCTGACCACGGATGCCTACCGCGCGGACGGTAGGAGAAGGCTCACCAGAGTCACGACTGTCACCAGACACATAGATCTCATTGGCAGTCCAACCCGCAGAGTTCGCGTCGAAGCCTCCAGATGGGGCGAAGTCCTGCTGAAGCTTGGAGTACGCGGAGCTGGTGCCAGTCAGTCGATCCTTGATGGCACGAAGGAACCGCTTCGCCATGTCCTGGGTCTTGGACACGATGATGATACGAATGTTCGGGTCTTCACAGATCTTGTACGTGACGTAGTTGATCGTGATGGTCGTACTCTTGGCATGCTCGGGTGGAGTGTTGACGATGATGACCTCGGGCTCACCCTTGCGATACGTCTGGTTCCCGTGAAGGTCGCGGGGTTCACGGTCCTCAAGGAGATCGACCCACTGAAGGTGATGAGTGAAGAGGATCGTGTCCAGGTAGTCACGGCAGAAGTCCTCGAAGGAAGGCATCCCGCCTTCTCTTCCCTCTCCCGGATTCGTTGCGATGTGCTTGAGCAGATCCATCTGCTCACGGAAGTTGGCATCGGACTTACGCCAGTACTCATAGGTCTTGTAGTGAAGTCCGAGATCCTCGATAGCCCTAGCAACGGGGATACCACGCTTGCGGTAGTCAAGAACAATCTGCTTGTTCCTCGCCGCTTGCTGCGGCGAACCCTTCTTGCCGATGTCCCGACCGGAGACCTGACGAGTGTTGTTCTTGTACTTGCCCTCAGGGGCAAGACTCATCTTCGTAACCACGTCAACCCCTTTGTCACTAATGCGAACATGTTGCCATGGAGCGAAGCTCCGGCATTGCTTTCGCACGAGTGGACCACACGTTAGAAAGTACGGAACAGATCAGGGAGCCCTAAGGGGCTCCTGTCCGGGGGAGTGATTCCCAAACCGAAAGGGACTCATGCTGGAAGCCCCTTAGGGCTTCCTATGGTACAACCAATATGGTAAGGCATTTCACAATGCATAAACCATCCATGAACCTATGTCAATTCCAACCAGTTAGGAATGGTTGATATATTGACACAAGTATGGCAGCCCTTAAGGCTGCCTATATATTCTAAGATACTTTAGAACTATAAGGAATCCCTAAGGGGATTCCTATAATGTATTCAGTTGTTTAAACAGTGTATAACATATAAGCAATCCCTAAGGGGATTGCTATACTCTGTTTAAATCCTTGTCAGTAATTTACAAGTGTTTAAATACTTATACAAGAACTTAAAGATCTCACCCTGTCTAAGGGGTGTCCAGGGGCCTTCCGTCACAACATTCACAAAACATTCACATACTTTGTGACGAAGGTCACACCGTTTGGGATCTTCTGGGGTGTGATCTCACTCTGGGTAGCCGGTTATAACTACTGGGTAATGCCCCTGGAGTATATGGTTTATCCCAAGAATTAGAGTTGGATACACCTTACCACGTGCGCCCGCGATTAATAAACACCCCGGTCGAGCCTGTCGCAGCCAGCCAGTTGTTGTCAATAGCCGCAGCCACATTGATATCCAGTCGTGACACGTGTGCATTGTTCTGTGTGCAATTGAATTGTGCACAACTCAGTTGGGTGTGTGGGTATACATATCCAGACCTGTGTACATATGCATGGATAGTTGGCATCTACAACCATATGGATGCGGACCGTCAACACATGGTTGACGATGGTGGACTTATCGTCAGTCTGACGCGAATTCTCGTAAAGCTACTTAACCAGATCACGCTGATGCATCAGGTTGACTTTGTGAACATGTGAACGGGACGGTCCTAACTGCTAGCACCTTCCTGCTAGCACGCTCCGTACGTACGGGACAGAGTGGGACATCTTGGGTCAGTTGTGTAACGACTTGGTATTGAGGCCTTGACAGCCGACATCCCCATAGAGGAGTGTCTGCATCGTTCCACCGACCGAAGGGATTGTTCGATGATCACTGGATACGTGACTCACATGGAGCGCGAGGCGGAGTCCTTCCGCTGCGCCAACTGCATGGACACGATCAACGCCGTGCGCGAGGTGCGCACGGGTGAGATCGCGGTCTGCATCTACTGCGAGTGCGAGCTGGGCATCAAGGCCGACGAGGCCGCTGCCTACCGCGAGGCGTACGGGCGGAAGCTGGATGCCGACGAGACGCGCTGGCTCATGGTTGACCAGGCTCACGCGGAGGCTCTGGACATGGAGACCGCGTGGAACTCCGGACGGCTCTACACGGGCGCGGTCGAGACGGACCCTGAGGCATCCCTGCCGAACGTCGCCGGACGCTGGAGCGTCTACCGTGACGGCGGTCTGCACGACGCCAGCAACGGCTATGGGGCGACGTGGGCGTACCCGCTGGCGCGGTCCCTGGCTCGCCCGGACTGGATGCGTGGCAAGCCCATGATGATCACCGTTCTGCCGGACGACGGCAGCCCCATGCTGACTCACAAGTGGACTGCCCTCTAGGGATCAAGGTGAGCGCTTCGGCGCTCACTTCTCATACCACAATGGTTCGGATACGATCGACAGTACAAAGTGAGTTACCGTTCCGTGATCTGTCCGTGTCCTGTCCGTGCTGTCAAGTGTGTGCCAGGGCGAGGATTGTTGCTCCTGCAAGCAGAACAGCACGAAGCGAAGAAAGTGAAAACCCGCTCATCTAGGGGATTGACACAGAATCGCGGAACTGCCAGTCTGTGAGCGGCGAGACCACGGAATGCATGATCCGCTAACGACTTCGGTCGGGCTCATGATTCCGGGAAGCGCAAAACTGTTCCTAGCGGAACGGTTGACGGCAACACCAGCAAGTGCAAGACTGAAGTCGCAACACCAGCAGGGGATTCAGTCTCCTAATCCGGTCGATTTCTGGGACACACAACAGTGACCAGGGAACCGGAAGCGCTCGTACCTTGAGAACTCAATACTGCGTAGCTAGTCATCAGAATCACGCACCCCGATGGGTGCGCTGGATCGGTGTAGCCGACTGCCCCAGCTCTCCACACGTGAGAGTGGCATGGTAGGTGAACCGACTCAGGTGACTAGATTCTCTTTCTTTCCCTAGCAAGGAGGGTGGCAGGCATGTTAGTTGTGTCTGTCATTCCTCCGGATCGCTCACGCTGTGAGCGGTACAAACATGGGAGAGATGAAATGATCGTCTATGACGGTGGGCGTCAACTCCACCACTCCAGCGCTTTCGTATACGCATACGTCAAGGAGCTGGACGCTGACAACAACTCCGCCATTGTGAGCGGAGGGAGGATCGCCGACATTCCCGACAGCGTGGCACAGACCATCGCTGCGATGTGGCACTCGCCTAAGGGCGAGTCCACGTACCTGTCCACCATGGGCAAGGTGACGGCCGAGATGACCATGGCGGACTTCTGTACCGAGCGGGAGTACGCCGAGTTGGACACCAGCGACACGCTGCTGATCGACTACTTGCGCAGCTATATCGAGTCCAAGCAGGCCTGAGGTACAGTCCGGAGCGGTAGGCGCTATCGGGAAGTTCAACTCTTCCCCCGGACACGAGCAGCGCGTTAAGCGCTGCACACACAAGGGAGAGAGAACATGGAACTCGCGGAGCTGCGCGCCCAAATCGAAGCCGAACTTCGGGCCAAGATTGAGCGGGAGTTTGAGGACAGGGCCAGTGCGGCCCTGACCCTTCAGGACATCGCGGAGGCACGGAACAGCGTCGTCCTGACCGTCCAGAAGGTTCTGGAGGGTGCTGGGGTGAAGCCGATCAACGGTCAGAGCCGCTTCAAGCTCTACGACCCTCAGCAGGTGCGCCTTGCCTTCATCGGGAAGGACAAGCACATCCTCGCCTACCACGGCCTGATCGTTCAGGCCAAGCGGAACGCTGGCATTGAGGACTGAACACTCAGCATGGCGCACCGCATTCGTGCGGTGCTCTGTGTGGTCTGTTCAGACCAAGGGGAGAGAGGAACATACATGTTCAAGGACAAGGCTGACCTCTTGGTTGCCGCTCTGCGGAGCGGCAAGTACATCCAGGGGGGTGGCTACCTTGAGAAGAAGGGCGACGATGGTGTCGTCCGTCACTGCTGCCTTGGCGTAGCGTCGGACATCGCCGTCGAGGCTGGAGTCTGCGAGCGCAGGGAGGATTCCTACAGCGACGTGACGCACTTCAGCTCGCACACCTACGAGTGTTACGACAACAACGACAGCACGGAGATGACCGAGAGGATCTTGTGGTCGTCCGCCCTACTGCCGAATTCCGTTCGGGACTACTTCGGGTTCATGTCGGACAATGGCACCCTGCCACCGTTCGCCGGCGACTCGCTTGCCGAGCTGAACGATGGCGTAGAGGATTCAGCGGGCTACGCCGACCAGGACGGAATCATCTGGTTGCGCAAGCCTTGGACGTTCGAGCAGATCGCCGACCTCATTGAGCAGCACTGGGAGTCGCTGTAGTGAAACATTCTAGTGTTTGAGCATGATTCAGAGGCCCTTAGGCCTCTGGGTTGTGTCCTCATACTAGATATGAGACAAAGGAGAGAGAACAATGGCTGAAGGATACATCCAAGTCAAGGCTGAGAACTTGCAGCCTGGTGACTTCATTCTCATCCCCCCATCTTCCGGCAGGCACCGTTCACACGGTGCTATTGACGGGTCCTCACACATGCGTGTTCACAACGTTCACGTGAGGAACGATGGCAACGGTTGGGTTGACGTCTACTTCGACGGTTGCGGACTCACGTTGTCCGCTGGTCACATGGTGAAGGTGATCCCGCGATGATCACTCGCTGCATGGTCACGCTGCAAAAGCGTGAGAGGGATGGCAAGTGGTGGATCACCATGAAGGATGGTGGTGCACGTATCGGTGTGATCTACAAGAGCAAGTCACGAGAGACTGAGTACATGTGGCGTGAGCTGGGGTTCAACACAAAGCCTCAGAAGTGCAAGACGCCCAGTGAGGGCGTCGAGCGTCTCATCCTCCGACTCAACGGAGGACGCGCCACAGAGTGAAAGGTAGTCCGGAGCGGTAGGCGCTATCGGGAAGTTCGACTCTTCCCCCGGACACGAGTAGGTTTCGCAGAAACCTACGGTGGTTGGCTTTGATAAAGCCAACACTGGCGACGCCCTAGCGTCGCCGCACAGCACAACAATGGGAGACTGTTGGTTTCGCAGAAACCAACTTGATCATCTCCCGAAGGGAGAGGACCAGAGACATGGCAAACCGAATCGCAGCAATGCGTGTTCTCGCTGACATCCTCGCGGAGGAGGAGTTTGAGAAGAAGTCGAACGGGCGTGGCGGATTCTACATGGGAGACTGGGAAGTCACCCCCAGCAAGCTGCCCGATGAGATCGTGGGCGACGACTTCACGCTGAAGGCTGGCGTGAGTCCTCACCTCTGCGGCACCACACTGTGTGCGGCGGGATTCGCCACGCTCAATGCGGGATGGTCGATCAAGTACGAGAGGATCGTCGACAAGTACACGGGCAGGCAGATGGGCGTCAGTGCGACCTACTACGATCCGCAGGGTGCAATTGGCAAGCCTGAGTGGCGGTCCGTTGGTGCCGAGTACCTCGGTCTCGGCGGTCTGGAGGCGAAGGTTCTCTTCTACTCCACCGATGACCATGGCGAACAGGCCATCGAGATCCTGGAGCGCCTCGCCATGGGCGAGGACATCCCCACGGAGGAGTGGGTTCGGTACGGTGTCGAGCACAGCATCGACATGGAGGGCTTCGGATACGACTCCGATGGCAGTTTGATCGACGAAGACTATGACTACAACGAAGGCTGCGACTGCTCAATCTGCCAGTAACAGTGCGTGAGGATGGTTCACGTCCCTTCGGGGACGTGCTCCGTCTCCTTGCATAGGTTGCAAGGCACACAAGGGAGAGACATGGCAAACCGTGCGAACGTCCTGCGAGTTCTGGCCGATGTGCTGGAGGAGAAGGAGCGCACCGAGAAGTCTGGCTTTCACATGTCGTCCTTCGTGGATCTGCCGGACATGGCGGCATTCACGGACGACACCATGACCCTCCAGGCCGGTCAGAGCCCGACCATGTGCGGCACCACGCTGTGCGTGGCTGGCTTCGCAGCCCTTGGGGCTGGCTGGAAGTTCAAGTTCACGAAGGCTGTGGGCTGGGATGGCGAGGATTACGCCAGGGTTCGCTACATCAACCCGGATGGTGTCGCAACGCG